TTTTTTCTTATATCGTTTAAGTCTTCGTGTTTTATTTTTTGCCATAATACTTCCCCTCTTAATTACCTTATTATACAACAAATCTTATAACTAATAAACTACCAATAAAACTTTTTTTATTTATTATTATCATCAATCTCTGTAATAATATTTGTAATTTTATTCTTTACCCCTTCATAATCATCTTCTATTTCTTTTTCCCAAATACGAACCAATTTATAACCAGCGTTTTTTGCAACCCAATTTTTTATCATATCATTTTGCTTATTCCTCAATTGCATAAAATTAGGCTTGCCTGAGCGCATCGTTTCCTTATTCCCATGCCAATAATTTCCATCTACTTCTATTAAAACAGGATAATCAATAAGATTAATATCAAAATGCTTCCAACTATTTTTAAACTTTAAAGATTTCTCAATATCATAATTAATATTCATTTCATCAAGCATATCTTGTACAGCTTGCTCACACCAAGTTCTTCTCTTATGTTTACGACTTTTTTTAGTTGGTGAATAATTACCATCCTTTAATTTCTTTCGTAGACGCTTGGCTTGTTCTTTTGTAGCTATATCTTCTTTGCTCATTATTAATCAGTGTAATGAGTTTTTTTCTGCGCGGCGACGAGGGCGTCGCGCGCGGCGACGCGATCTTCTTGTGTTCCAACATGAAAAATACTTACTAAATCCTCTAACTTCCCTATTCTTTCTTTTAACATTCCAATTTCTACATCTAGATTCTGTGCATGGTTTCTATATTGAATCATTAACTTTTCTGTGTCAACTACTCTTTTATGAATTGCTAATAAAACTTCATGAGGTTCAGCTTCATTTGCCATACTTACTTGTTGTGGAGTAAGAATATTATTCTCAGTCATTACCTTCAAACCTCTCTTTAAAATACTGTAACATATTACTTATAACTTCATTATTTTTTTTACCTTCCTTATCGGTAGATTTATTTTGCATTTCTTCCTCTATCATTTCATTCATCTTGTTAAGAGCTGCCTCGTCGTCTAACATTATTTCAGGTGGTTGCTCATTTTTTTTTATATCTAAACCATCTAAGTTAGAATTTTGATTAACCATTATCTCAGCTGCATTTAAAATAGATGCGTTTAATCCACAAATATTCGCATTTAAAGTTTCAATAAGTTTCAATATTCTAAAGCATTCAGCATTACCCATCATACTTGACACTTCATCATGTGCTAAAATTATATGAGTATCTTTATCTAAAGAAGAAACTTGATTTTTAATCATATCTATTTCTCCTAATAGTGCTAAAAATACATCTAAACTTTTTGGCATTTCATCACTCATCATTAGGTTCCTCAGCCGTTTCGGTTTCTAAAACAACTAATTGCATATCTTCTAATTGCCCTGCATCATTTAATTTTATATTAATATCATAGTTGTTAACAAGACGTGCTATATTACCCTTAGATTTATCAAACATATAATATAACATTCTATTAAAACTCTCATTACTTTCATCACAATTTGCTGCATCATAAATAGAATTTACAATCACCCATTGTTTAAAAACATTATCTTCAGTTAAATCTTGATCAGTAAGATCTGGAGGAATCTTTCCACGCAGGGCGGTTGATATTTGCAATAACTTTTGTTTTATATATTCAATTCTATAAACTAACTTCTCTTCGTCAACCTCTAATATCTCTTCAGTCATAACATTTCCTTTTAATAAAAAGGGCTAGTCAAACACACTTTTAAATTCTCGTTGGATTAAAACCATTTGTGGGAGATCCAACTTAAAAAATGTCAATGACTAACCCGAATATCCTAACTTTAACTATTAAATTCCCCTGAATTCTGGTCCATGTTGTGCTGGCCCCTCTGGACAAAAAACATACCGTTTAGATTCTTTATCAATTTCATAAAAAGACAATTCCTTTTCATCTTTATGATTTTCTATATCGACATCTCCCACTTCAATATTCTCAGTATATTTTTTAATAATATAAGGGATGTTCAAAGGAACAAAAAAATCATGATCATTAGGGTTCACAATAACCGTTTGTATAGGTTGCTTTGTAAGTTGATGTGTCATTGTGCTAGGAGTAATTTGTACTGATGCCGAAAAATTATTCTCCATAACTTCATGTATTTTATGCAACGACAAATTCACCAATACAACTTGAGGTCCAAAACTTCTATTTATCTGAGCTATGATATTTTTTCTATTAATATAATTACTAGCAATGGCTTCATCAATAAAACCCACTATAGCTTTTTCTTCATTACTTAATGTTACAGTATAAAGCTGATTTCCTTCAGTATTACCAATAAACCACATATGGAACTTATTATCATGCAACTGATTAAGAATAATTTGACCAGCAAGGCGGCCGGGCTTATCGGCAATTTCCTCGCGCGTTAATTTTCTCATATCTTTTTTAAATGTTCCCATAAAAAAATCTCCAGTAATATACACAATAAATATCAAGATGCACTAGTATAGTTCCTCTTGTAACTTTAATATATTATCCTCATTCAATAAACTATATCTATCCCAGGCCAGCTGTCTACCAAAAGTGTCAGATGTCAATTTGACAGCTATGATTTTGCCGGGAACCAAATCTTCTTCGCAAAACTGCAGTTTATTATGCCAAACTCTAAAACTGCTGCCATCTTCAGCTCTAACATTTGCATATGGTTTCCCCTTTTTGGTTGTTAGTTTTTCTACTGTACTAATCTTTGTCCAAAAAAGTGAAAGATCTTCATCTTCATCATTATATTCTGAAATATGTTTTATCTCTAAATTATTAACCGCATCGGTCATATACTGTATTCTCTCTTGATTTTCTGAAATCCTAAAACCAATATACTTTAATTCAAAATCAATTAATTCTTTTTCTTTATACTCTTCTACTGGATCAACATTAAAAGAATCCATCAAAACTACAATCTTACTTTCTTCAAACAAATCATTAAACGATAATTCCTCATCATCAAATATTTTTTCCATCAGTTGTTTAAAGTTTTTCTTTGTCTGTAATGTAAATGTATTATATATGTCTGTAATCTCACACAAAGATTTTCTTGTAAACTCTTTATCACAAAAAGTCATACCATCAAACAATCCCAATCTAATCAAAGTTTGCATATGATTATGAGGAATCATTTTACTTTCAAGATTATCAACATAAAAGTCAGTAAAAGTTTTCCATCCGGGAAATAAATCAGTGCCTCTATTCCACAACTTATTTAATACACTATCTCCCAAACCCTTAACATTCTTTAATCCAACCTTAATTTCCTCTTTAGTAACCTTGAAACTTTTAGAAAAATTATTAATGATACCTAACGTTACCTTTGGTTCATCCAATAATCTTCGGCCCATTGTCAATCCAAGTGCTATTTCATCATGCTCACCTAAATGATGATTCAATATCACTTCAGCAAACTCAGCCGGATACTTAGCCTTAAAGTATATCGTCCAATAAGCTAAAATACTATAACCAATTGCATGTGATTTATTAAACAAATACCCTGCATTATCAATCAACTTCTTAGCTACCGCTTTTGTTTCCCTTAAAGACAACACCAGCTTATCTGGATGAGAATATAAATTCTCTTCAAGATACTCATTACATTTCTTATGATCTAAACTTTCTGCAATCTTTCTCAGAATATCGCCTTGGCCAAAGTTTAGCCCTAACCGATTAAACATCTGAATAAACTGCTCTTGATAAATCATAATGTTTTCAGTTGGCGCTAGAATGTCATCAAATAATTTATGATGATTATTCTTCGACTCTTCTTCTCCATTCCTTCTTCGGAGAAATGAATCCAATGCACCCATCTTAATAACGCCAGGCCGATAAATAGCATTCACAGCTGCGATGTCTTCTACATTCTGTGGAATCATTCGTTGTAAACACCTTGTTATGTTTGATCCACCAAACTGGAAAACACCATAAGTTTCACCATTACGCAACAACTCATAGGCCCTATCATAATACTTTTGTTCATCTTCAGACAACAACTCTCTATCTAGTGGCATCTTATAAAGATCTTCTATTGTTATATTAACCTTATCCATTACTTCCTTTAAAATAGATAAAGTTGATAATCCCAACATATCAATCTTCAAAAACTTCATACTAGCTAATTCATCAATCTGCCATTCTGTAACCAAATCACCTTCTTTCGATTTTTTTAACGGCATTACATCATACAATGGTTTAGATGAAATAATCACCCCACCACCGGCAATCGTTTGGTTTCTTACATTACCAATCAATGTATCAATAGTGGTAACAAAATCTTGTGCTTCTTTCTTATCTAAAGATTGAATAAAGTTCTTCACCTCAGCATTACTATTCATCAAATCAGTAAATGAAGTTAATTCTTTATTTAACGAAATATGCCCACTAATCGTTTTCGCGATCTTGTTAGAAAGTTTATAGTCAATTCCCTTATCTTTCGCCAAGTCCCTAAAAAGAGTATTAACAGAATAACGGGAGTAGGCAGCAACAGAAGCAATATTAGCTTCTCCCCACTTGGAGGCCACGTAATTTTTAACATCCGTTCTACGGCTGTCTTGAAAGTCGTTATCAATATCTGGCTCCTTAATTCTTTCTGGATTCATAAACCGCTCAAAAAATAAATCATATTTAATTGGATCTAGATGAGTTATACCTAAGAGCCAACAAACTAAAGATCCACTTGCACTACCGCGGCCAGGTGACATCAAAATATCATTCTCATATGCCCACTGCGTGAAATCATTTGTAATAAGAAAGTAATCTAAATAACCTTTATCAGAAATTAGTTCTAGTTCGTCTTTTAACCTATCCACATACTTTGATACATCTTTTTCTGATATAAGATTGTTCCTTACCTTCGCCTCCATTCCCTTCTTTAAAAGGTGTAAAATATACTCTTTATTACCCTTGTAACCGCTTGGAACATCAAACTGAGGTTCCTTTAAGGTCTTTACATCAAGACGAGCATTACATCGATTTGCTATGGTTTTTGTGGATTCAATCGCCTCTTCTAGATATTCATCACCAATGATATCGGCGTGGCCATTCTTATGCCATAGTTCTCGCATCTCATCTTCGCTCGCCATATACAAAGTGGATACTCCCGCCTCATCAATCCGGCCATCTGTATTTAATCTCCACAAAAACGAGTGTGTATCATTATGCTCTTTTCTTACATAATGCGTATCATTCGCCAAAACACACTTAAACCCCTCATACTTCTTCCTAAACAACTCAATCAATACTTGGTTATATTCCAACTGAATATCTAGGTCATGCGGATGCATTTCAATAAACAAATTGTCTGGTCCAAAAATACCAGCCAAATCATTAAAGAAACCAGTCATCTTATCAATTTCTTTATTCTGAAAATAACGAGCCATATTAGAAATTACACAAGTAGTTGTTGCAATCAACCCTTTTGAATATTTCGCCAACAACTTTAAATCAATACGAGCCTTACCATAAAATCCTTCAGTGGCTGCATAATAATTCAACCGATAAAGATTCTGTAATCCTTCATCCGTTTCTGCCAATAACAAAAGGTGTGGTGCTTTAAGTCGCAACTTATTAGCATCTCTTACTTCAGTTGCTGTCAGCCCTTCTCGTTCAGCTTCCGTCAAGCTTTTGCGAAACCTATCCTCGGCGCAATACATTTCATTCCCAAGTATTGTTTTTATTCCATACTTATCACCTTGGGTCTGGAACTCGTAGGCAGAAGCCATAGATCCGTGTTCTGTCACCGCCACACAAGATTGATTAAGCTCCACGGCTCGTTGCATATACTCTTCGCACTTTCCTACACCATCCAAAAACGAGCCAGCGGATGTGTGTAAATGCGTGTGCGTATATTGATCGATCTTCTTACTCATAAAATCTCCTTAATTTCTATACTATAATATAACCATTTTTTAAACATTTGTCAAGGCTTTTTTTAATCTTTTTTAGCTACTTTCTATTTTCTTAACCGGCATACCGGCCACCTGTAAAAACCTTTTTCCATCATCAATTCGATATTCATCTAGATAATAAAACTTTTTTATTCCCGCAGCTACACAAAGCTTTGCACAAGCAATGCAGGGTGTTTGGGTGCAATAAACAACACAACCTTCCGTATTAATACCATTGCGAGCAGCATAACCAATCGCATTTGCCTCTGCATGAATGCCAAGAAAACAGCTTCCATTACTATCTTTTCCACAAGCTTCTTCGCCGCCTTCTTCTAAACAGTTTAAAAGACCTGCCGGACTACCGTTATATCCAAATGATATAATACGATTATCTTTTACTAATAATGCAGATTGTCGAGCCTTAACACAAGAAGATCTTTCAGCAACCTTTTTTGTAATATCTACAAATAAATCTTCAAAACTTATTCTACTCAAAGCACTCCTGCGTTTCTTCATTATAAACCATTTTACCATCTCTATCATAAAGACAGCCATCTTTTTCACTATACTTTGTGATCTGCCCCATTGTCATGTACGAAGTTATAGTTTTAATATCACCAAATTCTTCTACCAATTTCTTCAGCGGGCCATGAAAATAAGTGCCAGGCCTTTCTACAACTTTCTTTGCTGGTTTTATAAGATCTTCTAAAGACATACCCTCTTCAGTGCCCTTCTGCTTACGCCTATATCTTTCATGAGTTTTTTGAGCTTCGCTTTTTTCCTTTTCCTGCTCAAAATATTCATTGGCTTCTTTTAATTCATGTTGATATCTCTCAATTCTTTCGTTTTTTATATCATCTTTAGAATAATCGCGTCTTACTGTTTTAATAACATCGCGGACTCTATTAGCCATTCATCCTCCGTTTTTTTTAAGTAATTTCACACGACGTTCCAGCACATGCAAGCTCACCAGTCAAATTAGTATTATCTATTATCTCTACAACATTAGACAACTCTACCTCTTTAAGATCAATAAACATTCCTTCAAAAGTTTCTTTATCAATATCTTCAAAAGGCGCTTGTTTATAATTACCTCCAAAATATGGCAAAACAGCAATACCATTATAATATTCTCTATTCTCCCACATCCATTTTCCTACTTCATCCCACTCATGTTCTCTTACAGAAACAGTACAAGACACATTATGAGTATTGTTTCCACTAACATGACCAGGCACAATCCACCGATTATATATGTCTTTTACTCTTTCTAATAACTCTACAGAAGTTTCATGTCTTAGAATGCCATTGGTTGGTGCTTGCTGAGGGATGGATATTACAGCTTGTTGTTCAGGCTTAAAAAAATCATCCTCGACTAATTCAGGATGACAAAGGGAAAGATATGTATAAATTGCCTCATTCTTTCCTACGCGTATACGCCGGATGTAATAATCATTATGCCACGCATGAACCCCACTTGAAGTGCCTAACACACACGAAGTTGTTCCGCTTGGCTTTACTGTAGTAATGCGAGCAGCTGGTTTAACACCAATTTCAGTGGCATAATACTTATTTGTTTCTACAGCAAGTTTTGATGTTGCTTCCAAATCAAATTGCTGGACGCGGCCACTTCCAATGCCTGTCATTCCTACACCAAGTAACGCATCTTTTTCTGTAGTCCTTCTCCACACATCACGAAGATAATGAAAATTAGTATAAGATGCTTGAAGAGTGCCGATCAAAGTAGCAGCTACCACTCTATCATTTAATTCTTGTTGTGTCTCTACATCGCTTACATTTACTTCACAAAGGTTGCAAAACTGAAAAGGTCTAAGTGCAATCTCTGCACATGGATTAGTGCCCCATTCAGAATCATTGGTAAAATAAACACCAGGTTCGCCGGCGCCGCTTTCTTTTACTTTTTCCCATATAGCAAAGAAATCTTTCTTTCTTACTCTATGTCTAACCACTACTGCAGAATTATTGGCTCGTGCTCTCTGAGGTTCTGTATCCCACCAATCTCCAAACTTGCATTGTAACATTTCTTGATCATCAATAGAAAACAAACTAATAGTAGCAGATCTACGAATGCCACCGGACAACACTGCATCGGCAATCCAACAAATAATATCATGAACTTCCAAAGTTGAAAGTTGATCACCATTTTCTTTTCTATCTAAGATACGCTTTATATTATGCACACAATCTTTTAAAGGTTCTGGTCCTGGTGCTTTCCCACCACTTGTTACCAATAATGCACCCTTTGCTCGAATACCACTAAAATCAAACTCAGGATCTGGTCGCCCACAAAAGTATGCCTTCATTAACATCTTAATGCAATCAGCCCATCCTTCAATGCTATCTCCAACAAGATAACGTCGCCGTTTAGTAGGAATAGTAATAGAAGGTAAACTCTCCACATGATGCCGTTGTACTGAATATCCCACTCCTGTACCTCCTAACAACAAAAACATTACCTCACTAAAAGCTCGGTAATCATCTATAGGAAGATACGCACAATTATAAACGCGTGATGGAGTTTGTTTAATAGCCGCACCTGCAAACTGCAGCGATCGCATTGATGGTAAAACTTTTTTATCAAAAACTAATTTGTATGCATTTTCTATTTCACTAGTTAGTTCAGGAAAATTCTCTATATGCATATCTCTATTACGTGTAATCATTTCTTCCCAAGTTTCTCGCCGTTGTACTGCTGGAAGATATCGGGCGTATTTCATATAAACTGTAATCTCTGATAAAATTTTTTGTGAGATATCCAATACTAGTCTCCGTCGTCTGAAGTTTCTGAAGTTGATTTCTTTATATTCTTTGCACTTTCATAACCGTCCTTAAAAAAACCAGGCCCATAATGGACTGGCGTTAACTCTATAGTTCTATTAACATTGTTACCTTGACATTGATTACACGTTTGTTTCTTATGTCTATCATATTGTTTTATAGAACATTCTATTTCAAACTCACTGCCGCAATCCCCGCATCTGTAACCATACCACGACATTAAATGCTTCTCTTCCCCTTTTTCTCTACACGATGTATAAACTCAGTAGTGCCATTATCTCTTGAACACAAAACTTCATATTCAATTTCTTCATTAGTAATGACATCTTCTCTAGAAATCATATCATTAGCCATACTAATTACTTTATCCATTTTTATTTTACTTCGTGGAACAGAGTACACATTGTTAATTTGTATCTCTGAGTTTCCCCAGCGGCGGGTTCTCGTAATTGTTAACCTTTCCATTCTCTATTCTTTTACCTCATCTTTAAAAGTTCTATAAAAACTTTTCATTGAGCTACTATCACTCAACATATTATTTACTTTTTCACCTATTGTAATACCACCAGTTACGTTTTCATTTAAATCAATAAAAGCGCGGGCTGGGTCCATATCAATGTTATAATTAACATTAGCTTGCCCCATCCGATTTTTACCAATATGAAATTTACGCTGTGAAAAGGTGCCGAAGAAATCTACAACCATCGCTTTATTAATCGCTTCACCAACCTTATCAATAGTAATAACATCGTCGTTGAAACCTTCGCGGTTGCTTTGAGTAGCTGTCCAAATCGGCAACTTCATCTCCATCGACAACGCACGAAGATCTTCAAAAATACTTTCTAACTCAAATCGTTTCTGATCATACCCGCGTCGGCTTCTCATCAGATCACCATAATCAATAATAATAAGATCTGGATCAAACCCGTTTGATAACAATCTACCCATATGAAATTTAATTGTATTAATAGTTGCAACCTTTGGTGGATATTCCTTAATAAACAATTGGCCGCCCATGAAACGCGCCAACTTATTTTCTGCCTCTACCATACGGCTGCGCAACTCTTTTGTTGGTACTCCTGTAATACGACTATCATAACGATTGCCAACATGAGTTTCGCTTAATTCAAATGTGTAATGAATAACATTCTTACCCGCAGCTAATGCGCCGAATCCAAGATTCACCAAGAAAAATGATTTACCACCACCAGTAGGTGCCATCACTGCGCCCAATTCCCCATTAGCTAATCCTCCATCCAATACTTCATTAGCATCAAGTAATGGAAATCCTGTAGGTACAGTCACTCTAGAATGAATCTCTTGTCTTGATTTAAATGAATCAAAATAATCATGACCCATATCTTGCTCAGTACTAATCTTTAAACTATCTTCAATTGTCTTTTGAATTTCTTCAAACTTGCCTTCTTGCAGCAATTCAACTGATTTAAGTATTGCCGCTTTCATAGATTGGTTTTTACAAAACTCTAATGACTTGTCTTTTGCATACTCAATCTCTTGACGATTAACTTTTGTTTCTATATCCAACAAAACATTAATTGCTGATTCCTTTAATTCACCTTCGGGGTATTGTGATATTTCGCTCTTTAATGTATCGTATGTGGGTGGTGCATTATACTTGTTAAAGAGTTTTCTTATCTCCAACCAAATTGACTTATGTGCTTCTGATGTAAAATACTCTTCTTTTAAAGTTTCAAAAATCTTTTCAAAAAATTCTCTATCAATCAAAGCTGCTTGTAATACACAGTTTTGAAAATTTGGTCCAAAAGACTGAAAAGAATCAACATCCGTATGCGCCATTTATTTATCTCCTAAAATTTTATTGGTTCATGAAGAACCGAATTAAATACCGAAACCCAATTATCTATATTATTAGGCGATATGTTTTCGTTCAACAAGTTAATGCGTAACTTATAAGAATTAAACTTTGTTTTTTTATTTTCGTAACATTTCTCTAACGCCTGTATAGATTGCAAACTTACATCAATATCTAATAACTGAACTAATCTATAGTTTCTTTCTATTAATCCTGAGCTTTCAACATACTTTTTATATTTTGTTTCTCCTTCTACCAGTTTATCTTCAGCATATTCTAATAATTTATCTAAAGTGGTGACACCAAAATTCAATATAGGAAAATCTTTTTTAACACTAACTTCACCGACACCATTAATACCTTTTATATTATCTGACTTATCACCAACTATCGCCTTTAATAAAGCATAATTAATAGGATGAACTTTTTCTTTATCAAGCATCCAATTAATATTAATCATTTCACCTTTTGGATTTTCCTTTGTTTTAACTGGCCGATATACCTTAGTATGATCATCAACCAGTTGAAAATAATCGCGATCAGTTGAAACAATAACCTTCTCATAATCTTTAGAAAATAACTGTCTACAAGAATAAGCTATTTGATCATCAGCCTCAAGATACTGAACTGCTGGTTGATAAAGAGGTAAAGTATCTAAACACCCTTTAAGCAGCTGCAGCTGCCGTGCAAATGATTCTTTTTCATCTTCTTGAGAGTATTGAAATTGTCGATTTAATCCCCGAAATTTTCTTCCTTCTTTATACTCTTTTAAAGTCCTTCTGCGTCTTTCAGAAGATCCTTTGCCCTCCCATACTACAGAAACAATATCTGGGGAGTGCATTTTTATTTGGGATTGCAAACTATTTAAAGTTCCAAAAACGCCACCCACATGCAACCCATCTTCATTTGATAAACGAATACTAGAAAAACATCTCACAAACATATTCATTAAATCAATAAACAAAACTTTTTGCATTTATTATCCCTTTTTAGTGCGTCTCACAAACCAAATAATGCGTCGCCTCTGTTGTGTCATTAAGCCTCTCCTACCACATTACTATACCGGTCAAAATTCTCCTCGTCATCAATCTATATAATATAACCATTTCTTTCCAATTTGTCAAGGTCTTTCTTTCTAACGCTAATCGCTCTTTTTCTTTTTCTTTGGCTAAGTGCATGCGATGCCTTTTCTGTTTCAACATAGAAAGGCGATAGCCTACACTTGGCCATAGATTATAGAAAACAAAAATCCAAAACCAAATCCTAAGTGTGATTAACATAATAAAAACCTTTAATTAATATCAATGACTCAACATCATCTTCATTCCTCATCTTTCAATCGCCGCGTTGGTGTTGGTAGTTTTCTATTTCTTGGGTTTATTCTTTTTTGCCAAATCCTTTTGGCTCTTTCTACATCCCTACTGGCCGGCGCATCTTTAACTTCAACCTTAGCACTTTGTTGTGCCGGCGTAATGGTTTTCTGCGGCTGTAATACAGATAGCTGCGATTCATTACGTATATGGTAAATGTTGTAAGGACTATAACCATTAGAATGATAAGAAATAATAGGATAATACCCATTCCCGTAAGGTGAGTAAGAGTATTGGAACCACCGCTCATAACGTCTGTTAACCATTAGCCTATGTTCATCTCTCTCATCTCGTTGATAGTTATTTTCTAAATCACGAACATTTATTTTAGGTGCGGACTTTACTCGCAGTGGATCGTAAAGTAGTGTATAACACCCATCCAATACTAAAAGTAAAGAAACCAATGTTAAATACTTAAAGATTTTTCGATGCATAATCTAACCTTCTTAATGATGCATCATTATACTTATATGGTTTAACACCAGGCGTTTCTAAAATATCAATACGATTTATCCAGCGCGGAGCCATCGTATCGCGGACTTGATAAACTCCAGACTTCTTACCAGCGTTCACCCACACATAATCACCATATCTAAGAAAACCCCCATAACGTATAAGCATATTCCGTGAAACCGCCACATATCTATATTCACTTGCCTTACTTATTTTAATTACACTTCCATCCGCTGTAATATTCGGTGTGTCATCAGTTTGCCCCGCAACAGGATGGTACATAGTCACTGTAACTTTATGTTTATTACTTTCATATTCTTCTATTGTTTTCTCATAAATCGCTAATCTGGCTGCCAGATCCAGCGCATGTTGAGTGGTATCAAACATTAATGAATCAGCAATTTTTTTGGTATATTTCATCAAAGAAACTTTTGATTTTAATGTTGTATTT